CGTTCACAAATTGAACAGCGATTGGCTGCGCTCACTGACATGCAGCGCGGCATCCTCGCCAAGCACGCGCTTGGTGAGATCACCGAAGAAAGCAAAGCGGAGGACGCCAAGATCGTTGGCGAAATCACTGATCTTTCGGAAAAACTTGCCATTGTCAAGGACGCCGAATCGCGCCTTGTTAAGTTCTCGGCCAGCACCAGCACCAACAGCGGCATCCAGGTGAAAGACAATGCCGAAGATAAGCCTTTCGCACACGCTGGTGAGTTCTTGGCAGCGGTAGCGCGGGCCGAATCGACCCGCGACACGGACCCCCGGCTTCGGAAACTGGCTATTGGCCAAAGCAACGCCGTGGATTCCGAAGGCGGCTTCCTTGTCGGCACCGACACGGCGAATGAACTCTGGCGCTATGTCTACGGCGACTCGCGAATCGCTAGCCGTTGCCGCGTCCTCCCTATCGGCGCGAATAGCAATGCCTTTGAGGTGCCAGTGCTCGAAGAGACTTCTCGCGCTACCGGCTCTCGCAATGGTGGCGCTCGTGCTTATTGGACTGGCGAAGCATCGACGATCACGAACAGCACCATCAAGGTCGGCAAAGTTCGCATCGAAGTCGAGAAGCTGGCCGCAATCATGTATGCAACGAGTGAAAATCTCTCCGACGCTCCGCAGCTCGGAGCGCTGCTGACTACGTTTGCTGGAGAGGAAATGGCGTGGTCCCTCGAAGACGCTATAGTCAACGGCGACGGCTCCGGCAAGCCTATCGGCATCCTGGCCTCGTCCGCGTTGGTTACGGTAGCCGCTGAAGGCGGGCAAGCCGCCAGCACGGTCAACCTCAACAACATCACTAATATGTGGGGCGCCGTACTGCCGCAAGCCAAGACTCGCGGCGCGTGGTACATCCATTCGACCGTGTTCCCGCAGTTGATGCGCATGGCTTCGGCTGCTACCTCCGCTTCGGATCTTGTCTACATGCCTCCTGGTGGTGTTTCGCAAGCCCCGTATGGCACGCTCTTCGGGCGTCCGCTGTATGAAATCGAACAGGCCAATGCCCTCGGCAGCGTCGGCGATATCTTCTTCGCTGACTTCGGCGCTTACGGTTTGGCTCGCAAGGGCGGAACGGCGGTGGATTCCTCGATGCACGTTCGCTTCCTGACTGACGAAATGGCCTTCCGCGTCACCATGCGCGTCAATGGTCGGCCCCTGCCGAAATCGGCAATCACCAATGCCAAGGGCAACGCTACGCGCAGCGCCTTTGTGACGCTGGCCGCGCGATAGAAAGGACCCTATGCTTACTTTTTCTGAAAACTTCAAAGTCGTTAATGCTATCGCTCCCGCTGCCGACGCGGCGGGGCGCACTGGCGCGTACATCAGCGTCAAAAACGCCAGCAAAAAAGTGTTCGTCGTGTGCAAAGTCAACCAAGGCAATGCCGCGCAAGTCACGTTCACGCTGAACCAGGCCTCAGCCGTGGCTGGCACCGGAGCGAAGGCTCTTACTGGTGATGTCCAGATTTGGGCGAATCAGGCCACTGCCTCCGGTGACACTCTCACCCGGCAGACGGACGCTAAGAGCTTCCAGACCTCGGCGGCGCTGGCAAACAAAATCGTTGTGTTCGAGGTCGATATCGCATCGGCCCTCGACATCAACAACGGTTTCGACTGCATCACGGTGATTACCTCGGCGTCAAACGCCGCGAATATCACCGAAGCAACGTATTACGCTGTGCTGGCCAACCCTGGCACTGCTTCTCCGTCCTTTGTCACCGACTAGCCATTGTGGCTAACCATGGCCCGCCGTCATACCTACGTGGCGGCGGGCGCTCTTTTGAGAAGGATCTTTTATGGCCATTACCACTACAGCAGATCGTCGGATATTCGAGGAAAAGACTCGCTTTCAGGGCTTCCTGGATGCTACGTCGGAAACGATCGCAACCACTGACTGCTGGTTGCTAGCCCTGACCGTTCACAACTCTGGCGCGACGGATCAGACATTCACTCTGGCGGATCGCGGCGCGCCGTCCGTATCCCTGTTTTCGCTGTATCGGGTGACGGCCAACGCCACGGATCGAGACACGCTGGTCCTGACGGCGAATGACGCTCCGATCTACTTGCCGAATGGCTTTAGTATCTTCGCCTCTGCTGGCGCTCAACTCCACGTGCGCGGTGTATTCGCTCGATGAGATCACCCGTTGTCATAACGCCTCCGACGTTCGAGCCGGTGACGCTTGCAGAGGCGAAGGCGCATCTTCGCGAAGATTTATCGGACCCGGCGAACGATGTATTAATCTCTGCATGTATTGCCGCTGCTCGTGAGCACGTCGAAGCGCAAACAGGCCGACGCATGATTCAGCAGACGCTACGATGCTTCGCTAGCGGCTGGCCGATCGGGGCGTTTCAATTGCCAGTGGCTCCGGTCTCCAGCATCGTTCATATTCGCTACTACGATACGGACGACGTTGCCTACACGTGGCCAGCAACAGAGTACAGCTACAACGGCTCCGCTAACCCGCCGGTGATCTTGCGCCGCTACCTGAAGACCTATCCGTCCGTTACGTTGCGCCCTCTCGATCCAATCGAGATTCAATTCGTTGCGGGCGTCCCGACGCCGCCTGAAGTTAACCCGCGCTTGCGGCAAGCCGTGTTGATGTTAATGGCGACGCTGTATCGGCACCCGGAGACGGTAACTATTAGCAATACCACCAACGTAGCAACGCTGATCCCGCAGCATTTTAACGATTTTCTCGCCAGTTTCCGGGTTTGGTCATGAGGCCAAGCGCGGGGCAGTTTAATAAGCGCGGGACCATTCAGCGGAAATCTATCACGCGCGGTCCATCTGGCCAGCAGATTGAATCCTGGTCCGATGTCGCGGCGGTCTGGCTATCCGTCTTAAACCAAAGCGGGCGCGAAGTCACCACGGCCCGCGAAGTGTTGCCCGAATTGACACACTCGGTGATGATTCGTTACCGAAAAGGTATTAACTCCGGGATGCGGCTAGTAATGGATTCGCGCATTTTTGACATTCTCGCCGTCCGCAATCGCATGGAGCAGAACGAAGTGCTCCTGCTGGATTGCAAGGAAGGCCGAATCTAGTGAGTCTCATTGGCGCGGATGAGCTTCGACGAAAACTTGGCAACCTAACCGAACAGCTAACGAAAAGCGAAGCGCGGCAGGTGTTCCGCGCGGCGGGACAGCCGATTCGCGATCAGGCGCGGCGCAATGCTCCCGCTGGCAAGAATATCGCTTATTCGGTGTTAGGTAGCCGTCGCACCTTTGAACGGCGCAAGGGCAATTTGCGGCGCTCGATCATCGTCTGGGCGCCGCGCAAATCGAAAGAACCGGCGGCGTATGTGTCGGTGCAAATCTTTCGCGGGAAAAACTTCGCGCCGCATGGTCACATGATCGAATTTGGCACCAAGGAACGCAAACCGGAGACGGCCAAGTTTCTCGTGTTCGCGAACAAGTCAAACACAGCACTGGTCTTCAAGCGGCGCGTGGCTGGCGTTAAGCCTCGGCCATACTTCGCTCCAGCAGTAGCGGCGAAGGGCGAAGCAGCCCTCGAAGCGGCAACTGCTAAAACAGCGGACCTTTTACAAAAATTCATCGACCGTAACTAATCATGCCTTTTGTTTCTGGCCTCTATACTTGGCTTGCTTCTCAGGCGGGCATCACCTCCATTACTGGCACCGCAGCGGCAACGCGAATCTACCCGCTTTACGCGCCGCAATTGGACCTGGGCGCAGACATTCAGCCGACACTTCTTTATTCGCAAATCAGCCGTAGCGACATCGAAAAGCTGCAAGGAACGGCCATGCGGAAAACGGATTTCGAGTTTGTCTCGATGGCGATGACGCACGAGCAAGCGCACCTTCTAAACGATGCCCTTGAAGCGGCCCTGAACAATTACCAGGGCGCAATGGGCGCGTATCAGTGCCGCATCGCCAGACTCCAGGATTCCTCAGATGAGATTGTCCCGGAGCAGGGCGTCTTTGCGGTCATCAGCCGTTACTCAATTTCCCACGACTACTAATTGACGGGCAATCCCGTCGCATTTTACACCCGCCGAACGGCGGGAGGAGGCTACTATGCCCTGGACCCCAACCGTCGCCGACGGAACCACTATATTTCTCGACACTGGCGCAACATGGACGGAAATTCGCGGTGCTCGTAATTTCTCGGTCGGCGCTCCCAGCAAGGAAAAGATCGACATTAGTGAATTGCGCGATAGCGTCAAAAAGGAACTTGGCGGCAAAGTTACCTTTGGCGATATCACCTTCACTTTGATGGTCGATCCGACAGAGACCACGCACACCACCATCGAAACGCAATCGAACACCGCCGGATCAAAAGATCGCATCTACGTCAAGTACCCTGGCATTTCGCAATATGTTCTGTACGAGGGCTCCTTCGGCGGATTTGCTGAATCGTTCGAGAATGGTCAGATTATCGAGGCGCAGGTCACGTTCACTCTCAGCGCGGCCCCTGTCCGGTCTGCCACTGTACCCACTGCCTAATACATGAGCGCACTAACTGAACCCCAACATTCCATCGTTATCGAGGGCGTCGAAAGACGCCTTCGGTATCGGTTTGTCGATTGGTCGCGCGCTGAACGGATCGCTGGTATTGGTATCCGGTCAGGATGGGGCGTTCCGCTGACAACCCCGGCGCAGATGCTCCCCATGATGCTGCTAGCCGGACTGAATCATTGCGTCCCAGGTCTTTCGCTTGACGGCGCAGCGGAGCTTGTCACCTATGACAACGAAGACGCGCTCATGCTTTCGTGCGTGCAAGCGATCTATGACTACGAGCCAGCAGCAAAAAAAAAGCTGGAAGCAGCGGCGGCGGCACTGGCGAATCAGCCAGAGTACTCAATGGTTTCGATGCTTCTCGAACTGATCCAATCGACTACTGGCACAGGCTCGACGCCTTCTGCCGATACCGACTCCGACTCGACTCCGACGCCATTGACAACCTCACTGCCCGACAACTCGACTGCCTTGTCGAGCAATTGAATAGTGACGAAGAACTGACCGATTACTACATGGCACGGCAAGCGTTTTTTGCCGCGTGCGCGTTGCCGTCGAAGCAGCAGCGCAAGTTTGACGACTTCAGGTTGGCAGGAAAAAAGCAAAGCAAAATGGACCCACTAGCGCACGCTGCCGCGTGCGAAAGGTTGAATAAACATGGGACGGATTAGCGAACTCATAGTCAAAATCTCGGCCAACTCCGATGGCTTCCGCCAGCAATTGCGCGAAGTCAATGCGGAACTGTTGCGTTCGCAGTCCACCATTCAGCGCCAGACGCAAGGCTTTGCTAATCTCGGCGCGGGCCTTCAATCCTTTGGCGGCGCGCTGCTTGCTGGCGTGACGCTGCCTCTCGCGGGCGTCGCTACGGCGGCGGTGAAGACCTTCGGCGACATCGACGCATTAAAGCGTGCCTTAGCCACAATTGAGCCGACGGCGGCAGCGGTAGAGGCGCGATTCGCCAAGCTGGCCAAAGCCGCCGAACTTCCCGGCCTTGGTCTGGAGCAAGCCGTCCGCGCGGACGTGCGACTTCGTGCAATTGGATTTAGCGCTGCCGATAGCGAAAGAGCGATCCTTCGCATTAGTAACGCTCTCGCTAGCGCGGGGGGCACGACGGCGGATCTCGATGAGACTATCCGTCAGTTTGGTCAGTTGGCTTCAGCCGCCAGCATAACGGCGGAAAACATCAAGCCAATCCTGGAGCGCGTCCCGCAAGCAGGGAAAATTTTACGTGAAGCCTTCGGAACCGCCAGCGCTGAGGAATTGAGAAAGCTCGGTTTAACTAGCCAAGACGTATTCGAGACCATCATTAAGGGACTTGAAAAACTCCCGCCCGTAAGCAGCGGCATCAGGAATGAGTTAGAGAACTTAGGGCAATCGAGCCGTCTTGCGCTGGCGGAAATCGGCAAGGCGATTGAACCTGCCGCGCAGTCTTTTGTGAACTTTGCTTCTGAAGTCGTCAAGAAAGTTCCTGAAATTGTATCGGCATTCAAGCTGCTCCCGGAGCCAGCGCAAAATGCCGCGCTTGGTGTCGCTGGCGCGGCCTTTGCTGGTCCTATTGCGATTGTTGCTATTGGGACGGTCTTGACAAACCTGTCGGCGATTGCCCAAGCCTATGGAACCATAAAAACAGCACTTACCGGCGTGAGTGTTGCCGCTGGCCTAACTAGTGGCGCGGTCCTAGGCATTGGCGGTATTTTGACCGCTGCCGCTGGCGCTACATTTCTTCTAAACCAGCGCACGCTTGAGGCTGCACAATCTCAATTGCAACTCGGAGATCGTCTGCGGAGCCTTACGGAAGCGGAGCGAGATTTTGCGGCAGAGATTAAAAAGTCATCGCAGGAGTTTGATGCGCAGGGAGAAAAAATCTCGCTGACGGGCATAAAGATTAATCTGCTAACCGGCAGCGTGACAAAAGCGGCGGATTCACTTGCAAAGAAAAACGCCGGGCTGAAAGATGGGGCCAAGGCCCACACTGAAGCCGCCGATGCTGTTGATCGTCATCGCAAAGCCTTAGAAGCCATTGGCCCGCCCACGGAAGCGCAAATCATTGCGGAAGAAGTGCAAGCGATCAGGGTTTCACGTTCGCGCGAAGCGTATCGCGAAAAAGCACTCGCGCTTCTTGAGTATTACGATTTGCTGAACGGCTTAGTCCCTGTCGCTAAAGCTGCGTCGAACGCGCTCGAAGGCGTGCGTTTGGAAATTCCAGTCGCTAAACCTGCGCCGCCCTTCCCCGATGCGTCGTCGCAAATTGAAGCGATCAAGCGCACTCAGGCTGAATCAGATAGCGCATACGAGCAATCTAAGCGATCACTCGACGACTTCAATAAAAAGCAAAAAACTACTGCTCAGATTGGCGTCGAGGCCATGCGTCAGATCCGCCGCGCTACTCGGGAGGTATCCGACGGAATCGCCGATGCGATCTTCAACGGCAAAAACTTCGGCGACACGATGGCAAACATTGCCAAGTCGATTGGGCAAAGCCTGACCTCGTTTGTCCTTCAGAAATTAATCGAAGCTACCGGACTACTTAAAGGCTTTGAGCGCGTGTTGTCTGGCGTGATTAAGAATGTGGCCGGTTCGACCGCTGGATCGGTAGCAGGAACGGCGGCTGGAGGTGCGGCTTCATCCGCCACTGGCGCGGCTGGCTCTGCTGGTGCCGGTGGAGCTTCTGGCGCCGCGAGTCTTGTTGGTGCCGTTGCTGGCGTAGCCACGGCGATATCAAGCATCTTCAGCAACTTCCAGCAAGCCGCCATGAACAAAACGCTCGACATCGTTGCCAAGCACACACTGGAGACGAAAAACGAAGTTGCTAACCTTCGCGCCGATGAGTTTCGGCGCAAGGACGAATGGTTCACGAAACTCGACGACCTGTTCACCTTTACTTGGCTCAAACTCGACGAAATGATTACCGCCACGCGGAACATAGGCACCATCCCGCAAGCCTCTGGCGCTGGCGTTAATGTCACCGTCAACGGCGGATTGATCCTTGGACAAAACGGCGTCTCGCAACTCGCGGACCTGCTAGCCAATGAGTTTAGGCTGCGGGGGCTGTTCCCGCGATGATCGAAGTTTATCTCTCCGGCACGCAAATTCTGCCGACGGATTCATTCAATCTTGCCGATGAGTCCATCGTCATCGACTCGACCGTCCGCAGCCGTCGAACGGCGCGGCTGAACTTCCGTTCGCGCAATAACACCACGAGTCCGCAAGCAGGGCAAGAAGTCAAGGTGTATGCGCACGGCGGGGCGCTTCTCTTCGGCGGCTACATCGAGGATGCGCCACGCAGCGTTGACGCAATCAGCCAGCGATTGCACTCTGTGTCGTGCCGCGACTACAGCAGCATTTGCGATCTTCGCAGCGCCGGGGAACGCACGTACCTCAATGCCAAGCTGAATGACATTGTTCGCGACATCGTAACGGATTCGCTGGCAACGGACGGCGTAAGCCTTGCGCTCGTTCCCGCTGGCGGCGGGCCGACTATTGAAAAGTTGGAGATCGACTATTCGACGGTGGCGGAAGCGATTAGCGCCGCGTGCCGCACCGTCAACTACGAATGGGAGATCAACGGCGATAAGCAAATGCGGCTGTATCAGCCGACTGCTACCGCTTCACTCGGGACCCTGAATAATACAACGGTCGGCATCATCGACGGCAGCGTGAAGGGCAAAGAATCCCTGAACGGATACGCCAATAAAATCGTTGTGATCCTGTCGCGCGTCCTGACGGATGAGCAGACCGAATCCTTCGGCGGATCGCATCCCGATCAGCCGACAAATGGCTCCCGGCGCGACTGGACATTGGCGTACCCGGTAAACTCCGTGCCTACCGTGCGCGTCAACGGGACGGACAAGACCGTAGGCTTGGATGGCGTTGATACAGGCAAGGATTGGTATTGGCAAGCCTCCTCAGCGGTCATTCGCCAAGATCCAGCCGCTACGGCGCTAGCCAACACCGATACGCTTGAGGTGCTCTACATTGGCGAACGGACGCAACAAGTGTTTGCGCAGGACTCGGCTGAAATTGCCGTGCGGGGCGCGGTCGAAACTCGCTCTGGCGTCTACGAAAAGATCATCCGATCCGATGCGGCAATTGCGGCGGCTGACGCACAGCAATTCGCCGATTCGTTGCTGGCGCAACTAAAGCAAGTCCCCTATGAGATCGAGTTTGAGGCCAAAGGCGCGGGATTCAACCCTGGCGAGAAATGGACGCTGGCTTTCTCCGGGCATCTTACTGGCGATTACATCGTCACGCGCACGCAATGGTTTACGGTACCCGGCTCCTATGACGCAGCGGCAAACGGGCCGCAGGAGCGGATGCGCGTCTATGCCTCGCGTGGCGTGATCGTCCGCGATCTCTACGAGTCCTGGAAGGAAGGGCTTTCGGGTAGCGGTAGTGTTAGCGTGACGGGCGGCGCTGCTGGAGGGTACACGCCGCCAACGGCAGCCGAGAACATATCGACCGTCACGGCCTCGCCGTTCTACCAGACTGACCGATGGGGCATTGATTTTACAGTCAACTTCGGCGCATCTCGCGCCAACATTGCCCGCGCGGTGGTGTATGTTCGCGGACCAATCGGCGGAAACAGCGTAGATCGAGAAGCGTATAGCTTCGTTCCTCCGGTGTCGGGTTCTTTCACGGCCCGCATTGGCGGCGAATGGTTAAGGGGCGGCGCATCGACCAGTTTTCGCGTCGTGGTTGAGACATACAACAGCGCCGGGATGCCAACGGCATCGCCAATTCAAAGTTCCACCTTCGCCGTCTTGCCACTCGATACGACTTCGCAAGCGTCGAGCATTACCGTTACTTCCTACACGACCACGGCAAATGCGGACGGCCTGGAGGTCTTCGGCTTCAATCTTGCATGGACGCAAGCAAACGTCGATACCAGTCACACCGAAATTTTCATTGAATCGTTCGATTCGGCGCTTGGCGATTACCGGGAGGAGCAATTGTATGTTCAGACTGGCCCCGGCGGCGGCGATAACGGGTTTGCTATTACTGGCAAAGGGCAATGGATTGACGCTACGCCGACAAGCGCGCGAAATTATCGCCTGACGTTCTACACTATCGACACCACGGGCAAGCGTAAGCCTTCGCCCCCTCAAGTGGTGGTGTCCGTCTCTCCTGGCGCAGGATCGCTAAAGTTGAATCGAGCGGACTTGGCCACGGTGGGCGATGCGCTGGCAGTCAGTGGCGGAAAATTGCTCGTATCTGATAGCGGCATCACATCGGCCAAGATTCAGGCCCTTGCCGTCACCACAGCCAAACTCGCGGCCAACGCCGTAGACACATCTAAACTAGCAGCACTCGCGGTTACAGCGAATGAGCTTGCTACTTCAGCGGTCACATCGACGAAGATTGCCAATGCAGCAGTCGGATCAGCGGCAATTGCAAATCTCGCTGTAGGCAATGCGGCCATTGCGGACGGTGCGATCACGAACGCGAAGATTCAGGACGCCACGATTGCATCGGCGAAAATTGCCAGTCTAAACGCGGACAAAATCAACGCTGGAACGATTACCGTTGGCGCTGGCGGCATGACATTTAGCGGATTCGGCGGTATCACAATTTCCACTGGAGCCGCGCTGACGAACATAAACGCCTCTGGCGTGGTGAGTCCGAATCTATATGCCTCTGCCTCCGGGTATCAGTGGAGCGTAATCGGAGGATTCAGCGGCGCAATAGACTATACTGGTGGCATGGCTGGATATATCAATGCTCCATCGCTCCGCATTGGCGGAACTCAGGCATTAGATGGATCACGTAATGCAACTATTGGCGGTTTGCGTTTCTCGGGAAACTTTCAATGTCCGATTAGCTCCTTCTCGGCGTTAAGCGTACCCTTAACGTACACGCGCGGACTCGCC